ATGTCATCCTCTGGTCATCCATCTTAGGATCAGTATCGATACTATCTTTCTTACCGCTTACTTTGTTCTTCTTACCGTTCTCTTCGTCTTCTTTGCTAGAGTCTTTATCTTCACCTTTTTTAGCTTTTGAAACAGCTTTACGGCGTTTATGAAGATATTCGTCAGAGCTATCAGTATCGCCATCGTTATCAATGTCTTTATCTTTGCGATCTTTAAATTTCTTTTTTACAGCCTTTGGTTGAACTGCATCCAGACCTTCGCCATCATCTGACTTATCGTTTTTATTTGTTTCGTTAAGTTTTTTTGGTGTTTCAACTGGTTGACCTGTAAGAACAGCGCGAACTGCATCGACAAGTGCATCTGGTTTTGAAAAATAATTCGGCATTTTAACTGTCCTCTAATGGGTTTAATTTCTATTATTTATAATAACTATTTGCTACATTTACCACAACGACAGTGCTTACAAACCTCTATTTGGCCTAGCAACTTATAATATTTAGTGCGGTAATCTTCATAAAGTGGAATGCCACAGTGGCTTTTTCTACCACAATTCTGACAATATGTTTTTGATAATATCTCACTCAATCAACAACTCCATTATCTAGCAATCTTTTTCTATTGACCATGTGGGCTTCTTGAATATCTTCTTTGTTCTGACCAAGATATGCAACAGCATGACCTTCACTGATTAAAACTTCGCCTGATTTACGCCAACTATCTGTTGCAGGGTCATATACATTGAAGTCACCAAGGATACGACCAAACTTGCCCTTCATGTCTTCCCCGTTTTTATTGACTTGGGTAGCAAGAACAGCTGATTTACCTAAGAGTTCTTTGAGACGTTTCTTTGCAGCAAGTCCAAACTTCTTTTCTACTAGATCACGAGTTCGACTTTCTGGTGTATCAATGCCCATAATACGAACTCTTTCGTCTAGCATCCACATACCAAATCCAAGGTCGATATCCACGTCGACTGTGTCACCGTCAATTACTTTTACTATATTACATTTATATTCGTACATACTTTTTTACCAATTTTTACAAGACCAGTAACGTGCTTTCGTTCTTGGTCCAGGATTATCACAATTATGTCTAGCTCGGAAACTTTTACGTCGAGCAGGTATATGTTTTTTGATTGTCGAATTGGGGTCACCAAAATTAACTTTAACTACATTTCCCTTTTCGTTTTTAACATAAACTTTGAACTTTTTGACATCTCCAGCTGATGGTTTACCAAGTGTAACTTTGTTACCTTGATATTCTGCTTCGTCGAGTTCTTCATCTTCATTGAACCACATCATCCCATACGCTTCTTCAAACTCATTACCATCATATGTTTCTTCTGCGTAGGGTGTATCTTTACTATATTTTTTCTTTAACTTAGATGTTCCAAACTCTCCAGCACCACCTTCTTCATCTAAAAAAGCGGTAAAAACATCGTCTAATGATTCATTGGTCGAACGGTTCTTTGCTTGTGTTTCTCTTGTACGAGCTTGATCTATCATCCTGTCATGTTTTACTTTATCAGCTTCTTTTTCACGAGCAATTTTATCTTTAGCTGCATCAACATCTTCATTAGAAGTCTGATCAAGTTTCTTTTGTTTTTTAGATACGTTTCTGAACTCTGTACTCTTAGGATCGAAGATAGGTTTCTTACCAATAGCAACAGGAGACTTTACTTCCACGACATCCCGTAGTGATACATTTCCAGGCTTACCTTTGTATATCACGAAGTTTTTACCTTCATGATCATAGTGTTTTGAGTTCTTACTAATCCATTCTCTCGAAGATTTTTCATCACCACGATGCACTATTGTTTTTGTTTTATCAACATTTTTTTGATATACAAAATGTGTCTTTGTTTCATTAAGCTCAACTTCTTCTCTTACCTTTGAAGCAAGGTCTTTATCAATCTCCCACGCTTTACCGCCAGCAATGAATGAGTTTACACGATCAAATCCACGAGAAGAGTCTTCCTCACGCAGGAAGCACTCAAATATAATATCAAGAGGCACCCCAGATTTAGCAGACTTTGTTTTAAAACTCTCTACAACCTTTAGAGACTCATCTGTTTCTTTTTTAGAATCATCTTGAGCCATACGACGAAGACGGTCTTTCATCTTAACAAACATCGTTGGGTCGGATTGAGTAGCATCAAGCAAGCGATTAAGTAACTTGAGAATGAATGGACGTAGCTTCGGGTTCTGTAGTGATTTCTGGCCGCCCTTCAATGCACGAATAACTAACTGACGTTCTGTAGCATCTGTAAATGCTTGACGGAGCATATAGAGTAGCTTCTGGTTAGTTTCTTTATCCTCATCTTCAAAAATAACTTCTTCTGGTACACAGTCGGGTACTATTTTTTCACCCTTCTTTTTCATACCAACTTTTTTATATCCATCCCAACATGCTTCCTCAAGATATGCTTCAAATGCTTCGTTTGCAGTACCAACAACTTTCTTACTACTACGAGCAGCCTTCAATCGATCCATCTCAGCTTTACGAACTTTTGGCAACATACGTTTACTAATTGTGTTTACCATACTCATTTTCTTTTGAATAATACGGTCAACAGAAATCTTAGCTCCAGGAGAAAGAGATGCATAGTTAGCACCTTGTTTACCAGCAAACCTTGTACGAAGAAGTTTAATAGCAGCTTTACGAGATCGTTTTTCAAGGCGAGGTTTATCCGCCATTTTTTTCTTTTGAATTTCTTTTTTGCGCTGCATCTTTGGAGCAAGTCGTTTCATACGACGACCAATTTTTAATCTCTGTTGCACTGTCAATGGTGCACGTTCAGAAAGTTCTATCTGTTCAATCAGCGTTTCGAAGTCTTCGTCGATATCTGTTTGTTCGTCAAGACCTTCAAGATCCGTCATTTCAATAAACGCATCGAGTTCTTGTTCTGTAAATTCAAAGTCTTCGTCTTCAATTTCTACTGATTCTGTGATACCCATGACTTTTCTTACCTTGTTGTAAATTGCTTTTGTGTCGTTAGCTTTAAAGGTTGACGGTAAACCTTTACCAAATTCTTCAAGCTCACCCGCTTGTGCCAACCCTCTAATCTTTGTAGCCGACATACCAGCAGTACCCTCTGCATCAGGGTCACGTTGCCCAGCAGAAACTACACTTAACTTTTTAAAAGTAAAATCTTTGCCGTTATATTTATTGAGGAGTGTTTTGAATTCGCCTACTCTGTCTGATCCAACGATGAGTGTGGCTTCTGTGTGTCCCATTTTTTCAAGTTCTTGGAGGACTTGGATAATGGTTTTAGATGCGGATTTAGTAACACTTGGTCCAAATGCTTTTCGAGCAAATCTAATTTTTGTATTGTAGTCGAGAGGATCTTTTTTAGCATTTTGTGTATGGGATAGGTAGACATGCGGCATCGCTCCTTGCTTTTTAGCTTCGGCTTTGACCTTATCAACTAATTTTTGGTGACCAATCGTAGGTGGATTCATACGACCAAAAGTGAATACTGTTTTACTCATCCGTGTCTCCCTTGGGCTTAACGGTGGTTATTTCAGTATTATTTATAATAACAATTAATTAACAATACCTAGTGCTTTTCCAATGGTGTCGTCTAACTCTTTCATTGAAACTAGATTTTGTTTTTGTTCCATAACTGTTCTCTTTGGGTTCAAGTTAAACTTATCTTGGAACCAGAAGTTAATTCCATCTGCTGTATCAATAGCCCAACGGAAAAGTTTACGCTTGCGGATCCTCAATAGAACAACTCCTTCTCTGTTAATACTTTAAACTCATAGTTGTTAATTTTACAATAGTCTTCTGCGTATTTCCATTTAGCCTCGTTAACTCTATAACTCCGTTGGTAGTGCGGTTTAATCTCAACTAACACTGTTCTAGTGACAGTATCTTTAATAGTTACCAAGAAATCTGGGTAATAGTTGTGCCACTTATCGTCCTTTGGAGAGATATATGGAATATGTAATTCCTCTGAACTCCATGATAGTATATTAGGAGAACGGTCACAATACAACATAAATCTCCGTTCCCACATTGAGCGGTACGTTATTTTGTTTATGTCACCACTGTACTTACTAGGATTAGCGGGGGTGTATCTGCCACGTATTGCTGACAATTATTATTGCCAGCCTTTGATTATGTCTGGCGAGAAGTTAGCTCTACTAAATTCAAGACGATCAACAAGTTTAACTGCCCCGCCTTTTAATTTATCAATTGCTACAAAGCCTTCTTGTTTTGTAACTTGGAACCCCTTTGCTGTTTTCAAAAGAGTGTCGACTTCCTGCGTTTTGTCAAGCTGATTAATAACCATGCCCTTCAATTCAACAAGAATCTTCATTAAGCTAAACATGGCAACTAACTGGCTTTTATTCATTGCAACCTTATTCACCAATATATTTCGACGTTCTTTCCAAGCATCTTTTGCTTTCTCAGTTTTCTTCTTATCAATCTCTTTCTGAAACCACTCATTAAGGTATAATACAAGACCAGTAGCCATCTTATCACTGTCTGGGAATGCTTTGCTACCACGAACATATGTGTTTACAAACGTCATTACTTTCTGACGTAACTCTTCATCTTGAGTAATTGTACGGAAAGCATCACCATTCATCTTTTGAAACAACTTACCAGCATCAGAAAGCATGGTGTCAAATTGAGATAATTCCTCCTTGCTGAATGTTGCCTTACCAGAGATGTCACGATATGTAGCATCATCCATCCATATAGTAGCAGTCTTTTTAAACTTACTAGCAATACCCTTACCAAATGCAGCAGACATATTTTGTATTGTACTACCTGTATATGTCGTATGCCACACAACACCAATCTTGGCTTTTGCAATCTGGCGACCAAGTGGTGTACTGACTGGAACTGCATAGACAATTGTGTTGGGCTGGAATGTATAATACTTTTGACCATCAATAGTTTCAATCTTCACATCGCCCTTTGTGAACATCATATCACCTTGATATACACCTTTTTTGATACCGAGCTTGGAGAACTCAGCAAGTGCAATAGTAAACTTCTTAGCTAGTTCACCTGATAATGCTTTCTTAATATCTGCTGGCGTTTTGTACATGGCAGGTTCTTTGTTGAAGAGACCTTTTTTTGCCACAAAAAACTTTCCATCAGCAGGATCAACACCAGCAAAGATAGCTGGAGCCCCATCCCACTTAACTGTAATATCAACAGCAGAAGTGGCATTGCCCTTGAGCATATCACGAAGATCACGAAGAAAGTTAATCGCTTGGCGCGTACCATCAACACCACCAAGGAACATAAGCTCCTCAATGTGAGTCATGTGCGTATTCTTTTCTTCGACTATGAATGATTTAAGATTAAGCATTATTTTTTTAAAAACTCCAAACTTTTATCTAAATTGTGTTTAGATGTTTTGGCTTTTTTATCAATCTTTAATGCTGTTAAGAATCCATATCCGTTTAATTTTTTTGATGTTCTTCTTTTAATTCTAATTCTCAATTTAAGAGTAGCATCAAACTTTTGCGTTCCTATTTTTGCAACATCTTTTTCTAAATGATAAAAACCAGCTTTACCAACTTGAATATAGTAAGTTCCCTTTTTAGCATAATGGGATGATAAAGCGGAAGCGGGTATACTCATAAAAGCATCTTTAAAGTTGCTATAGTCATAGCTTACATCTTCTTGTGTGAATTCTTTAGTAGGAATTGTTTCTTTTCTTGGTGCACCAGAAGCGCCCCAATTTTTGTTAACAAAATCTAATACGCCAAGTGAAGTATAAAGTATCTTTGCTTCTTCGTTTTTTCCACCGAAATCCCATGAACCATCTTTATATCTCAATTCTACTTGACCATAATCTGCTGCTTGATCTAACTTGATTTCATAATTGTACGGTTTACCTCGATACATGAACATTCCGTCTGGTCCATGCCCACCACCAGCAGGGCTAAAATTTGGAGGAGATATATTTTGACCTGTTAATATTTTATGAAGATCCAATTCGTATTGAAAACCTTTATTGGCTTCCTCTAAATATGCGCTAAATGTTTTCATAAAATTACCCTAATTCGCTATTACTTTCATATATTTATAATTAATGTAATGTATGATCGGTTCCTAGATATTCATCCCAATACTCTTTACAAATAGCCATATACTCTTCTTTAGTTCCACCAATTTGAAACTCATAGATCCAATCATCAATCGCACCTTCGTCGGGATAATCACCATTACGCAACAGATCCCAGGCAGCAATATCTCGAACTACTGATCCAATCATATCTGTGGTATCATCATGGTTCATTTACATATCCTTTCATCTCTTGCTTGCATTGATTTAGTATATACAAACCCGCATTCATCAATGAATTTATCATAGAGAGGCTGTTGTAATTTATATGCCTCTGTCTCCCATGGTTGTTTGGCATAGGCAATATTTTTTCTCACCCTGATACCTTTCCATGTTTGATAGTGATATTTACCGCCTTTATTGAGACCATTTTCTTTTAACTCGCCTCGAGCCATTTGACGAACATGAACCATCTCGTGACAAATAGTAAGGATCAGTTCAGGGTATAATTGTTCGGATCGAAGTTCTATGGAAAATTCACGAGGGCGAAAAGTACTATCTTCCCATATACACCAACCATCAGCATCTAATCTTCGTGTGATTGTGTAATCAATATCAACCACCCGCGAAAGACGAGGTCCAAGAACTTCATTAGCAACCCAATGAGATACATTTGTTATAAGTTCTTTTTGAGTTTTAGATCCACCCATAATCGACATATGCATTAGACAAACCAGTTGTAAATACCAATAAAGTTAATTGTGGTAAAGGCGAGGGACATTCTCATTAAAGACCATTCCTTCATACGCCAAGCAGCAATTGTCCATGCGACAGAGCTGGCGGTGAAGAAAATGTACCCATAAGCAGAAAGAGGGGTATTCGTCGCTACCATTAAAGCACCGACGATACCCCCAATCTCTCCAATATATTTAAGCAATTTCATATAATCTTAATCAACCAAGCTGAGTAAGGTGCCTGAAACTTTCCATTTCTCGCCTAGTGTAGTTTTAAGTAAAACAGTTTTTTGATTAACTTTAAGAATACTTCCTACTATTGTCTCTCCACCATTTGAAGGATTAAACTTAACAACGTCACCAACATTAAGTTGTTTGGTTTTTGCCCGTTGATTTGAACTACGCTTTGAGTTAATAGCGGTAATTATTTGATTAATTTGATCGTTGTCCATTTGAGAAATCAATTCGGATGTTTTTGCGACTAAATCTTTTTTATTCATAATATAAATTCCATTTCAAGTTAGTTTCAATTAGTTCTTATATTCTATTATAACTTATTTAATTTAATAAGTCAAGGGTTGTTTTCATTTTTATTAAATTAAATTGCCACCATGAGAAAATAACCAAAGGCAAAAAGTGAAAGTAGAGATACAAACTCAGCAATACGTGTAATCATTATACAAAACTCCATTCTTTTAACATTTGAGTTTGACCTTCTTGGGTCTGAGGATAACCTTGTTCCTTCAGCATTTTTTTAATAACTGGGGTAATATAACCCTTAGTTTCAAGAGCTGTGATTGGAGCTAGGCCGCTTTCTAGCAGATCAAGATACTCTTCAATAGTGAAGTTATTACACAAGAATTTCTTAAATGCACTCATTCCTCCGGAGGAATACTTGAAGCGAGCAATAAATGCTTCTTTCTTTTTACCGATTCGCGAAGGATGAATTTTGTCTGCACCATAGACTTCATCATAGGTTTTCTGACCTGCAAAGGGTCCAGCATAGTTAAGGTACATGCCGTCAAATTCGAAGTTGTTTTTTACAAAGTTAGTCATTTTGTTTTCCTTATCAAGTATTAATCATTCACTATAATTATAATAGTACATATAATTAAATAAGTCAACAAGTTTCTTTGTTTTAATAAAAAAAAGATTTGTTTAATATCAATCACTTAGCATTTTACATCAAAATTAATTATTTCATTTAAGAAAAAACCAGGAATATTACCTTTAAATCCTTTGTTTTTTAACATTCGAACGACTCGAGACGCAATTTTTTTGTTCTTAGTGTGTCCTACAATCTTATTGTTTCCACTATCAACTATATCATATACATTGTTGGACTCTTGGATCTCATACATATTTTGCTGCCTCTAAATAGTTTTGATAAAATTCACCAGCGTAACCATCCGCATATCTAAGTTCAATTCTACAATTTCGGAGAAAAATGTCCCGATCATGTTCTTCCATAGAACTCAATTCTAAACTAAGTTGCTGAAGTCTCTCTTTCCTGCTTTCTTTGTCATCCATTTCATTTGATCCTCTTCTTTGTGTCTTTCACCATATGTGCTGTTATCCATCACAGGTTTATCATTCATAATATCTTCTTGGGCAGATTGCTCGGTATTAAATAATCTCATTTTCGTTCTATCGATTCCCACCACGAATCGCTTATTGGTTGTTATATCATTGTAACGATTCTTTAACTGTTTAACCATAACTTGACCAAGATTTTCCATCTCTTCAGTTGAAATCAAAGTACACATAAAGTCGACAGTAGCTGGCAAACCAAATGACTCTGATGTATCTTCAAGACCAGGATCACTATTAGTTGAACCACTACGATTGATCTGAGTAGCACTCACAATCGGTAGATTTTTTTCAACAGCAAGACCACGAAGTTCTTCAGCAATCGCTTTGATATATGAATAACTATTTACATTTGCACCAAACTTCAATCGAGCAGATGAACAAATATTAAGATAATCAATATAAATGATATCAGGTCGGAAGTTCTTTTTAAGATGAAGTTCATTTAGAAGATGACGAAAGTGACCTGAGCCAGCAGTCGCAGTCGGGTATTCTTTAACGATAAGTTTACCACCAGTCTTTAATCGAAGTTTATTAATCTTATCATCATATATCTTTTTAGGAAATCCTTCAAGTTCAGCAATAGGAATATTCAATAGATTCGCATCGATACGTTGAGCAATTCGTTCCTCTGCCATTTCTAAAGTGATGTACAATACATTCTTACCAGCAAGCATATTAGCAGCCGCGAAGTGACACATAAACAAACTTTTACCAGCACCAGTTGGAGCCATTATAATATTCAAAGTCTTATTAGGTAATCCACCACCAGTTATAAGATTGAAGTATTCAAGATCAAAAGGAACTTTATCTTCTTTCTTATTATAAAACTCAAACCGTTCGTCAGCATTTTCAATGAAGTCATGACCAATATGATCGTCAAAAGAAACACCAAGAGCTTCAGTTAATAAAGTTGGAATGTTACCTCTATCTACATTTTGAGAGTTACCGTCAAGAATTTCAATAGAGTTTACAATCGCATTATAGATTGCTTTTTGTTTACAGAATTCTTCTGTACTATCAATCAACCACGCACTATCTTTTTTCTCAAAAGTAAGACCATCCATATACTCAATGATACTTGCAAAAGTATTTTCTGGAATATCATCCTTTTTATTGAGTTCAATAAGAAGAGTATCTTTCGTTGGTAGACCATTATATTTCTCGACAAACTTATCGATCTCTTGAAACAAAACCTTTTCGGTTTGATCTTGAAAATACTCTGGCTTTAAGAAAGGTAGAACTCTCCTCGTGTATTCTTCATCATAAATCAGGTTGCTTATTACTGTCTGTTCCAGTCTCATCCGATGTAGTCTCCTCAATTATTGATACTAAAATATCACCAAGATAGTCTTCAAACGCTTTCTTATCTTCTTCGGTAAGACTATCAACATCTAAATCTTCTGGTGTATGGATAATATCATATTCAAATTTAAGAACAGCATCATCATTCTCTTCTTCAAGAAATCTAATAGTGTGGTAATTATATATTGTACCATTCCATTGACCAGAAGTCAACTTAATTCTAGCAAGTTTTTCATCGGGATATTCGTCAAATAAAACTTCATAATCATTCTGAATCGTCATACTCTTCAACCTTATCTTCTACTGTTACTTTATCTTTATCATCACGCATAATCAAACCTGAAGCATCCATACTGTATCTATTGTGAATATAATCTTTCAGATTAGTTTTTTCAAACATCTTCAACCAGAAATCTTTATCATCGATGATATCTTTTGCTCGTAGAAGTTTATCAGATAGAACTTCACCTGTTGCTGGATTAAAAGGTTCATACCAACCTAGCTTTGGTTTTGTAATATAACCACCTTCAACCGCAACATCGAGTAGACCAGACCATTTGCTAATACCGCCTTCAAATGTAACGGTGATTGGAATCTTAGACTTCTCACGAACATGTCGAGACTTCTCAATGTTAATTACAAAATGGTAACCTTTAATCTCTTTGCCATCTTTCTCTTGTTGACGACCAACAATCCAGATAGCATCAGAACTATAATAAGCACCAGTACCACCAGATACGATATCTTTCGGAAACAATCCAATTTCTTTGTAAGTATGATTAACTGCAACGAGAGGAATATCTTTAAGATTGAGATGAGGAGTAATGATACGAAACAAAGATTTCATCTGCTTTGCACGAGTCATATCAGCAACTGATTTTTCATTCAGAGCATCTTCAACTTCTTTCTTGGAAGCAAGGTTACCAACTGAATCAATAACGATACAAACACGATCACCTTTCTCAATATTTCTAAGTTGGTTTGTAATATCAAATTTGAGTTCTTCAATGTCAGTAATAGGAGTATGGACAACGCGATCCATATCGATACCAAACGATTCAAAGTATGCTTGAGGAGTACCAAATTCAGAATCATAGAATAAGATGACAGCATCATCATATTTCTTTTGATATGCAGCTGCCATGAGCAGAGCAAACGCTGACTTAAAGTGTTTTGACGGACCTGCAAGCATGAGCATACCAGGAACTAGACCACCATCAATATGACCTGACAATGCCACATTAATCATTGGGACAGGGGTCGGAGCCATTTCTTTCTTACCAAAAACTTTAGATTCGGTAATAATAGATGTTAGCTTGATGGTAGAGTTTTTCGTTAATTTTTCGAGTACGGAAACCATATTCACCTCATAATTAAAATTAAAACACTGTATAATAATACAAAAATTGTAACACCAAAAATCACTTTATGATTTTTTTGTAACCAAAATACTTTAGATATTATTGTTGCTACAACTAATATCATAATAGGTATACAAAAAATCAATAAAATTCCAACAATGGATCCGACGACCGTTTGCCATTCCATGCTATTCCTTTCTAGTAATTATTACTACTATAATATAAATAGACTACAATGTCAATCTTTTTTAAAACTTTTTTTCTTTTTTCTTATATCTGTTATTGAACCGTAATCAGTATTTGCTACAAGTTTTCTCTTTCTTGTCTTGCGAATTTTCTTTTCTTTTCTTACTTCTTTATCTGGTTCTAATTCCTCACTCCACTCGACAGTATTTTCCGAGTCTTTATTTTTAATAACAAATTCAGGTTCTGAACCTTCTGTCTCTACATTTATCTCGGTCCATTCTTGATCAAGTTCTTTAACATTAACAGCTGTTCTCATCATCTTTGGTTTAGATAAGCTAATATTTGCAGCAATCAAAAGTAGAATGGCAAGAGGATCAAACACAAATATAATAGTTAGAATAACCCATCTTACTGCATCTTCAATAATTGTTTTTGGGTCATCTACAAAAAGAGCAGCAATGTATTTGATTGGTCCAACTTCAGCTTCGAACCCTAGTTGTTGTTTTTCCAATTGAACTTTTTCTATTCTAAATTTGGATATGTTCTCTGATGATAAATCAATGATTCCTCGTAGTTCATCTCGTTCAATTTTTTGCGACTTTCGTACGGCAATTGCTCCGTCTTCTCCTCGGATACGATCATACTCTGTGAGCGTCTTGACCGCCGAATCGAGTTGCGTGATAACCTTGATCGCATCGTTTATTACTCCCTGCTCTCTATCAATTCGAGATTGAATAATTGAAGTCTCTAGAGAATTGTCGCCTGAAACAATCATCTGATCAATATGGGCTTTAGAAAGAAAACCAAATATACCCATCGATGTAATGAACATCAGAACGACAACTGATGCTGTTAAATACCCTCGTAGCAATCTATGAGAGGTATTCCAATTTTGATATAGCCACGAAGCTGTTGTAAGTTTTCCAACTTCAAGCACTACTCCCATTATTGCGATAGCAAATGCGGCTGATGAAAAGATTGCCATCAAACCAACAATAGAGTACCAGGCTGCTACCCCTGATATTGCAAGAGCAACAAATAGTGTAAGAATTGCAATTATCATTATGTACCTCGAGTTAACGCCAACACTTTATCAATAGTACCTTGAACTTGCTTCTCTCGATTTGGCCAATGTATATACTCTTTATCAGCCGTCTTCATTAAGTTAACAAGTAATGGCATAATGATTTTTTCAAGTTGTGTAACTTTGCCCTTAATTTCTTCTTCAGCTTGAGCAATAGCAAACTGAATATCATCAGACTCATCAGTCTGTTGTCTTGTCAGCAGACGATCAATTTTGTCTTCAAGTGGAGCAAGAGAATTTAATACAATCCGATTGAGATCATTTTCGTCAATTGCAGGCGGTGTAGTTTCGGCTTCATGTTGATTAGATTTAAACTCTGCTTCATCAACTGCGCTGAAACCAAAGTCCATATTTGCATATTCTGCTGGGATGTTACTCATGTAAAAAAGTCCTCGATTGTATTTGTTTTTTCTGTTGACCAGTCGATAGCTTCAAGGATATGTTTCATCGGTTCAAGGTATGATTTATTGAACTGCATATCGTAGTCAATATAATTTTCAAGGTTGAGTTCCATAGGTAAAACATCTGGAAAAGCAATCACGTTTTCTTTTATCCTATTTGGAACTTTCAAATAAGAAAACTTGATTTTGTCTTTGCTTTTTATCAACGGATACTTCTTATCTAGTTTATTATTTATGATTGTTTGGTTATACAAAATCGCGGCACGAACATGGATTGGAGTGCCTTTAGTATATCCATTAGGTCCAGATTTGTCAGTATACTTCTCAATATCTGATACCCCACGTGGAAACGCTACTTCTTCAGGTCTGAGCTTTCTAAACGCAAATCGTGCTTCAGCGATAAAATTCTGAACTTCGGTTTCACTTCCGTTGATAATTACATCTAAAGTTTTTTCAATCAGTGTACGACAAACTTGCGGAGTAGATGAACGAACTGATTCGATACCAGTAATCTTCATCTTAGGTTTGGCATATTGTACACCTTCGCTGTTAAGCACGTTAGCGATATATCGTTTCTTACCAGTGATGATCATTTTACTCGCAATGATTTCACGTTTCATTACCATACGTTGTTCGCGAGCACCGACAGCATTCATAAGTTTTTCATAACAAGAATCAAGTAACGGCTCAATCTTTTTTTCTGCTACCTTGTCTACAAAAGCACAAATCTTTTCATCATCGCCTTGAATAGATTTGCCAACAAGATCACCAAGGCTAACATAGATGCTGTCGGTGTCACTGGCGAGAACGTAATCCTTTTTTGTTTTTAAAACATCCTGGAGATATTCGTTTACATTATTCGCAGCCCAACGAACCGCAAACTGACCAGAGATGGTAATTGCTTCGGCAATACGAATATCGTAGTAGCGAAAGTATGTATTACTCAGCGCACCATAAAGTGAGTTCATGAGGATCTTAATTGACATCTGTTGATTATCACATTGACTGATAATCTTTTCAAGTTCAAACTTTTTGAGCTTATCGGTTTTGTTAAGGTTCTCAAGTTCTTGTTTAGCATCAAGCATATTCTTTTTAATATCAGAACGCTCGGCATACAACTTATCAATGATAGCTGGGAAGATACCTTTCTTCTTTGTAGAGAAAAGTTGACCTGTTGCAGCAACACAAGTGTCGGTTGGAATGTCAAACTTTGTTTCACTTAAAAGAGAATCAACATTCACTCCTGGGTAAACACCATCAACAACAGTTTCTGGACTCATGTTCCATTGCATAATAATATGGGGGTACAAACTGTTCAAATCGAAACTACAAACCCATTCGTGTAAACCTTTGATGGGTTCTTTGACATAAGCACCTTCGATACGCCTGTCATTGAATACAGGTTTCTGTGGGCTGAGGACAATATTTTGTTTTTGTAAAATATTATAGATGAAGGTGTCCCATATTTTTGTAGAGCCAAATGCAACTTCATAGTTGACGTTAGCTTTATGAGCCAGAGTCATACAAAGAGAAATAAGACCGAGCTTTTCATCAAGCCGTTCTACAAGTTCAACATCTTTGATATTGTAGTCAATAAACTTTTGATAATCTTTTGTATACAATTCATTCAGAGATGTAAACTCCGAATAGTCAATCTTTTTCTCACCGAGAATAACACTACCCACATGGTTGAGTGAATATGATTCCATCGGAATAAACATAAACTTTTTGAACAGACGCATATAATCAAGATGAGCCATACCAGGAATAGTAAACGAAACTTCACCAGAAAACTTATCAGTCTTCGCATTTGGCATCATATGATGTATCGACAATCGTTTAAGTTCTTCATCACCAAACAACTTAGCAATACGATTGATAAGATAAGGAATATCAAACCCGTCGGAGTTCCAACCGGTGATAAGGTCTGGATGGTTCATCTGCCAATGCGCGATAAATTTATTCAGTAATGCATGTTCATCTTTACATTGAACGTAGTTAACTTTGACATTATTGATAATACATTTTGATGAATCATATTCACCCACACCCCAAGTATGATAAGTGTGATCAATATTATTTTTCATAGTAATTGCTGTAACAGGAAACGCAGCATCTTTTGGGTGTGGGAAACCTTGATCAGATTGTACTTCAATATCGATAGAAGATACGTTAAGCGTGTCTCGATCAAAGGTACAGGTATTGGGAAACCGACTGTTAATATATTGAGCAACGTAATCGGTGTTACCATAGACAGTAAAATTAGATGCGCTATGAGTTTCAATGAACTCTTTACAATCACGCATCGTACCAGGCTCAACTGAGTCTACCGTAATACCATCGAGAGTTTTATACTTCGATGGATTATTTGTTTTAAGAAATAAAGTAGGGTTAAACTTGACCGACTCTTTAATTCTGTGACCGTTGGCATAACCAACATACAGAATATTATTGCCATAACGAAAAACATTTGTATAAAATTTATTCATAATGTAAATATATACCAATTACGTAATAATGTCAATAGAAAAGAGGGGGACTGAAAAGTCCCCCTCACATAATTTATTCAGTTAAGATTTCTTTTTCGTTAGGAATTTTACTTCCGGTCGTAACCTTAATTTTCTTAGATTTTTTAGAATCGGGGATGATATTTTTGAGACTGAGTATGAGCATTCCGTGTTGTAGATTTGCTGCCTCAATTTCAATTGTATCAGCGAGAGTAAACTGCCGAGTGAATGATCTATTAGCAATCCCTCTGTGGAGAAGTTTGGTATCATCTTGTTCTTTTGCCTTACCCGTAACTGTAATTTGAGCATCTTCAAGCGTCACATCAATATCTTCATCAGTGAAACCAGCCACTGCCATTTCTATAGTGTAATGATCTTCATCATTTTTTATGATATTGTAGGGTGGGTAATTCGATGATTGATTTGTTGCTGCCATTTTATGGAGATCATCTACATGTCTCCAAAGTCGGTCTGCGCCTACAAAGAATGGATCGAATTTGCGGATTGAGTCGTAAGTAACCATTGTTACCTCCTTTTAAAGTTAAGCGAGATTAATATGCGAAGACCCATAAGGCATCTTCATTATTATTTATAAAAATAGTTTGAGAAATGTTTAAAAGAAATAAAAAAAAGTTTGCGAAGGGTGAGGAAGGAAAATTAAAAAACTCACCCTTCGGATTACTTTATGCTGCCGCTAATGCGCGGTAGCCAGCGGCAACAACTTCACGAGAAGGAGTACCGAGACGATAGAAGCTCTTTTTCTCACCCTTACTGTTTGTTGTTGGATTTGCATAGATAGCAAAACCTTGAAAACGAAGTGCAGAAACGGTAGCTCTAGCATTGCCTACATTGAAACGAGATTCAATTTGCTTTGCAGTTAGTTTTTCACCAGCTTTAAATGCAGCAAGTACTTTTTCAGTTTTAGTCATATTATAGTCTCTTTCATTTAATTTATAAAAAGATGATCTTTCTAGTGAAGGCTTCCATCATTCCTACCTGCGTCTTAAATTTATACACGTTACAGGCTTGACCGTTAATGATCATTCTCAATAGATCAATGTTTATACTCACTCGTGTTATTATTAATAATACCGCATGTCATTAAAGAAGTCAATAGATTTTTCAAATTAAACCATTTCTAAATCTTCTTCGTCGTTTGTAAACTTAACAATGCCCATTAGTTCCTTAACTAATGTTCTGCCATAGTCGGTAAACAAGATGCCACGATTGTAGACCCAATGTTCAACATCTTGACTATGCTCAAAGGTGTCACAATCTGTGATCCATCTAAGAGCAGTAGCACGGTCTCCAGCACCAAAGGGGTTGATGACTATATCAACTTCAGCCTTAAACTCTTCTAATTTAATAGCAGTGTGAGCTTCTTCAGCTTCTTGCTTGATATTCATATCCAGAATAGCTGCATCCCAGATCTTCTGCTTCTCAGCAGAAGTGGTATCGGCATCGTAAAACCGATGATTACGAGGACGAAACCCATAGGCATCCTTATGTAAATCAGAAAAAATATTTTCATCAAATGTGTTAACTTTGTTTGTCATATCAATATCTCTTTCATAATCATTCATTATACTAATAATACTATACAATGATTAATAAGTCAACCATTTTAATGGTTTTATTAAAAAAAAAGACGTTATTCTGGTTTTTTCTTTCCAATATTATACTTTGCAATAAGTTCCCACTCATTTTTTTCTTTAAACGGAAGGACTTTGATCTGGCTGATTGGAGATATTGGGCTTTCTGTTTGAGATGGATTAACAATCTCAATTAGATCCCATTCTTTTAGGAGATTTGTAATTGTATTTCGCCGAGCAATATCAGATTCTGAAAAATTGGATGGTTTTCCATCAAGAGCAAATAACTCTTTGAAGTGGACAATATAGTATCTGCCTTGCTTATGAAGAATATGGCAAGATTGATAAAGATTATTATCTTTCTTAGATGCTACACCAATTCGGGTGAGAGTTTCCCTGACTTTGAGGAAATCGTCAGGATTACTTAATCTTACCTCGACGAGATTGTTTATATCAAAATTCATTTTTTCAATCCACCTTTACTCAATTTTTTCTTAATATTATTAATTTGTTCGGTAGACAAAATATCCATGACAGATTTAGCTTTCTCATAACTATAATCAAAGTATTCTACTATAGCTAGTAGGTCATTGTGATGTTCAGTCTTAGACCATTTTGAAAATCTTTTCTTAGGTCTAATAATATTTATAAAAAAAGAAAATTGAGATTCGCCACTCATATGATGGTTTGCATTCATTTCATTAGCAGCAAAGATTGTATCTTGAAAATAAGAGAACTGTCTATTAGTTATAAACGGTACATATCCTTTCTCATTAAAATTATCCTTAGAGATTTTTTTACCAGAGTTGATTGCGTTAATATATTCATATGGATTTGCCATCACTTAAATTCACAATCAGACATAATTTCTGTCAAACATGCAACAAGATTTACTTCTTGATCAGCAACGAAAGCTGACTTGTAAGAATAGTTTGCAATATGAAGAACAAGTTGCGGTGCTGCTCTGTCAGACATAAAGTTTGAAGCTGTATCATATAGTTTACGGTATAATACAGTTGGTTCAATATCACTATTCGTACCGACCCATTTACGCATTTCTTTCCAGTTACGGTCTTTCAAAAAGCCAACAAGTTTCTTATAATTGTCTTCTGACATATTGACAAGGATACCAGTGTCAATAACACCAGAAGCAGCATAACGCTGTAACTCATTGATAACTCGACGCCAATCTGGAAAGTGTTTCATGATAAGTTCGGCAACGACTTTTTGATCAAACTCAATCTTTTCTGTTGTAAGAATATTACCAACACGCTTCATAAATTGAGAAGCAATTTCAGGTTTATCCTTACTGCCTATCTTAAACTCAATAACCGAGCAACGAGAGTGAAGAGGCTCAATAATTCGATTCTTGAAGTTACAAGTCATAATGAAACCACAGTTCGAACTAAACTCTTCCATAAAGTTACGAAGTGCTGGTTGAGTTGACTGAGGATTGAGATAGTCTGCTTCGTCTAGGATGACGTACTTTCGAGCGCCTGTGAGGGACACAGTTGAAGCAAAGTTTTGTATCTCATTTCGTAGCGTATCAATGTTACCATTCATACTACCATTGATCACAATATAATCGAAACCGCATTCTTCAAGCATGGCTCTTGCAACAGTTGTTTTACCAACGCCAGGTCCACCTGTCAATAACAAGTTTGGTATATAATTCTTCTTGACAAACTCACCGAATGTTTTTTTGAGATCAGCAGGAAGAATGCAGTCTTCGATTTTAGCTGGTCGATATTTTTCGACCCATAACAAATTGTCCATAATATAAACTCCACAGATTCATAATAAAAAAATATAACTACTTGCTTTCAGTTGCAACAAAATAGCTGAGATCACCTTTCTCTGTTGTGAAGTGGCTAATACCTTTTGACGATATAGCAACATTATAATCACGTTGCATCATTAACAAGTTATCAACTTTGAATGTAACATCAAACAATTGAGATGTTTCACCAACTGTAACACGATAGTTATTTGACGTATCGTTCCTTACATCACCAACAACGATTTCGATAATTGAACTATTACCAACAACAGACCAATTTGGAGCTTGAAGAACACTTGCTGCTTGCATTGTTGATTTGAAAATATCGGTAGTCAACTTAAACTCGACAAGCGTATCGGGAAGCTCAATATCACGATCAGGAGCAGTCATTACCATTGACTCATCAGCAAAGAAATAATTGATTGATGATTTACCATTTGCAATTTGAACATTTTGAGATTCAAATGTAAAACTTGGATTGTCAAACAAACTAATTGCACTCAAAAACTGGTTGAGGTCATAGATTGCAAACGGCGAATCAAACTTGTCTTCAACCTGAGCAACAGCCATTACAGTCTTCTGTGGGGAGATTGTACGGATTTTATTACCAGACTTCACGGCAAGATTTTGATTGATGCTCGAAAAGTTTTTAAGAACAGTTAGTGTATTGTCAGAAATATTCATAATTTAGCTCCATGTTATAATCAATAATAATTAAGTATATGTCAATTCACGAGTAAAGTCAATAGATTTATTTTAGTTTCTCGTTGGGATCTGCAGTAGCAGAAACACCAATGTTAGCAAGATCAATAAGTGAACCACCAAACTGATATGAACCAGTGTGATTCAAACGCATCCATGGACACATCCAAACTTTGATTCCAGCATTACGGGACCACTGACAGAACATATAATCTTCTGATAGATAGCGTTTTGATTTAGGCTCAATCACACAGTCAAAATATGCCATAATCTCACGAGTGCCGTCAAAGTTATCAGAACGGACATGATCTGGTAAATATTTAAATTCAGGATATGCCGCTTCATATTTTTCAAAGGCTTTTCGTTGAATCATCATAAATCCAGTACCACCTTCAAGCACTTCCACAGGCTCATTCAAAGGTATCTCTGGGCTACCATCTGCTGGGTTGAAAACATAATCACCAACATAGTTTTCTAACTTCTGTGGGTTCTCATCAGCAAAACCTTTATCGACGGCTCGCTTGATCTTTTCCCATGAAATAACTTTCTTTGGATAGGCACCACACACAATATCTTTATCTGTATCTGGATCAGCAATCGCTGCAAGAGCAAGAATATCGTGTGGGTTGAAACCAATGTCGGCATCAACAAACATTAAATGTGTGTAGTCGCTTCGCATAAATTCATCAACACAATAATTCCGAGCGCGAGTAATTAACGATTCGTTAAATAGAAAAAAGAACTCTGTTTGAAGTTCGTAATCGCTACAGACT